CCCCCGATGGTGAAAGGAAAGGGTGATTGAATATGTTTCTGGATAACACTATGGAGCGTATCAACCGCCTGATCCTTCAGGGTGGGCGAACCGGCATGACTGAAAATCAGTTCTTCGCCGCTGAAATCAAGGAATGGAAGAATAGTCAGCGCCGCAAGGATCAGGTTATGGGTGATCTGTACTATGAAGGACAGCATGACATTCTTCAGCGTCAGCGCACAATCATTGGTGAAAACGGTCAACTTCAGGTGGTGACGAACCTTCCGAACAACCGCCTGATTGATAACCAATATGCCCTGATGGTGGATCAGAAAACCAACTACCTTGTGGGCAAGCCCTTCACCCTGAACTGTCAGGATAAGGGTTACACGGATGCTTTGGGCAAGGTTTTCAACAAACGGTTTTACCGGCTTCTGAAATATGTTTGTGAAGATGCCCTGAACGGTGGCATTGGCTGGCTTTATCCTTACTACAATGAAGCTGGTGAATTGTCCTTCAAGCATTTCCCAGCCTATGACATTCTTCCTTTTTGGGCTGACGATGATCACACCATCCTTGATTGTGCGATTCGTTACTACACCCAAGAAGTGTGGAACGGCTACCAGAAGGAAAAGGTGGAGAAGGTGGAAATCTTCAAAGCCGATGGCATTTACCGGTATATCTATCAAAATGATATGCTGATTGCCGATGTGGAAGCCGGTGAACACGAAAACTATTTCATGGTTGAGGAAGAAGGCCAAGAACCCAAGGGGTTCAACTGGACAAGGATTCCGCTGGTTCCCTTCAAGTATAACAAACAGGAAATCCCCCTGATCCGCCGTGTGAAAACCCTTCAGGACGGAATCAACACCATGATTTCCGACTTTGAAAACAATATGCAAGAGGACGCACGGAACACCATTCTGGTTCTGAAGAACTATGACGGTGAAAACCTTGGTGAGTTCCGCTACAACCTTTCCACTTATGGAGCCGTGAAGGTTCGTGAGGATGGCGGGGTTGAAACCCTTCAGGTTGAAATCAACGCAGAGAACTACAAGGGCATTTTGGAACTTCTGAAGAAATCCCTGATTGAAAATGCCCGTGGTTACGATGCCAAGGATGATCGTTTGAGTGGCAACCCCAATCAAATGAACATTCAATCCATGTATTCTGACATTGACCTTGACGCAAACGGCATGGAAACCGAGTTCCAAGCGGCCTTTGAAGAACTGTTGTGGTTCATCAATCAGGATTTCAGCAACAGGGGCTTGGGCGATTATGAAGGCGCTGAACTTCAGATCGTGTTCAACCGTGACATTCTAATCAATGAAACGGAATCCATTGAAAACTGTTCCAAGTCCGTTGGTATTCTGTCCACGGAAACCATTGTGGAACAGCACCCGTGGGTTACGGATGTTGAAGTGGAGTTGGCCCGGTTGCGTAAGGAAAAGGATGAAGCAATGGAACAGGCACAGGAATACGCCGGGGCCTTCCAGACCGGCAACCAGAACAAAGGTGACAATGGCGAGGGTGAATAACCTCCGCCATTTCACAATATATGCCGGGGCAGACCTTGAGTGTGGTGGGGTGCTATTACTCCTACCCGCCAAAGGGTGAAATTCCCTTCCCCGGCCCATCATGGCCCGTTAGTCAAGTGGTTAAGACACCGCCCTTTCACGGCGGTAACGCCGGTTCGATCCCGGCACGGGCTACCATGGCCACAAAGGAAGGAACCAAAATTCAGCAAGGCGCAAGCCCCTATGAAGAAACAGCGTGGCCTTCTATGCTGAAGTGGATGGAATAGGCAGACACGGCGGATTCAAAATCCGTTGCCGCAAGGCGTGTGGGTTCAAATCCCACCTTCAGCACCATTATTCAGGATTGGAGGATCAGCCCATGAACAATGCGGATTATTGGCGGGGCCGGTTCTCCATCTTGGAGGATAGCGCCCACAGAGAAGCCCAGCAAACCATTCAGGCCATGGAAGAAATGTATCTGGATGCACAGCGTTCCGTTCAGAAGGAAATTGAAAGCTGGTATGCCCGTTTTGCGGTGAACAACCAAATCAGCCTGACCGATGCCCGGAAATGGCTGACCGCTGGACAGCTTGAAGAATTTCATTGGAGCGTTGAACAGTATATCAAGATCGGTGAACAGGCCGGGTTGGATGCGGCATGGCTGAAGAAGCTGGAAAATGCGTCCACCCGGTTCCACATTTCCCGCCTTGAAGCTGTTCAGACAGGTATTCAACAACAGCTTGAATTGCTATATGGCAATCAGGTTGATAGTCTGGATGCCTTGTTGAAGAAGGTTGTGGGCAATGGCTACACCCACACGGCGTTTGAGGTTCAGAAGGGTGTGGGCCTTGGCTGGGATATTACCGCCCTGAATCAGAAGAAACTTGAAACCTTGCTTTCAAAACCGTGGACTACTGACGGACGAACCTTTAGTGACCGTATTTGGTTCAAGAAACAAGAATTGGTTGACAGCCTTCAAAAAGAATTGGTTCAGGGCCTTCTTCGTGGTGACAGCCCCCAAAAAATCACGGATGCCATTCAGAAGAAGTTCAAAGTTTCCCGGTACCAAGCCGCACGACTTGTAAATACGGAAACAAGCTATTTCAACGCCCTTGCCGCAAAAGAGACCTATAAGGAATTGGGCGTGAAGAATGTGGAGATTTTGGAAACGCTGGATTCCATCACCTGTGCATTTTGTGCAAGTATGGATCGAAAAGTGGTTCCCATGTCGGAGTTTCAACCGGGTGTTACCGTTCCCCCGTTTCATCCACATTGCCGAGGAACTACGGTTCCCGCCATTGATGAAAAATATATGGGTGAAAGAGCCGCAAGGGATCAGGATGGAAAAGTTTACTATGTCCCCGGTAATATGAGTTATTCCGAATGGAAGAAAACTTTTGTGGACAACGGTTCCAAAGATGGGTTGACCCTTGCAACCATCGGGAGTATAATTAAAAATACAGTTTCGATGGTAAAAAGCGAGGGTTCCAATGTGCAGACGGTAGGCCGTATTGATATAGAAAAATACCGTTGCATTACGGACGAGATCGCCACCGATGAAGTGATTATCACCCCGGAACGGATTCAGCATATTGAAGAACGCCACCCCGGAGATTACGAACAGTTCGTTAAGTATGTTGCGGATATTCTGGAAAACCCGGATTACATCTTGGAAGCAAACAAGCCTAATACCGGTGTGATTCTGAAAGAAATTGAAGAAAATGGCGAAAAGTTCAAAGTGATTCTACGGGTAAAGGTAGAGAGTGACCCCGCTGAATATCGAAACTCCATCTTGTCCTTCTGGCAAATTGGTGAAACCACATGGAAGAAGAATGTGAAGAACAAGAAAATCCTTTACAAGCGGGAATAATACTGCTATACTTTAGATAGGATAAGAACGGGCTTTGAGGTGGAAAAAGCGTTCCCATACGCCACACGCCTTTTGGTAGTGGGCAAAAGAGATGCCGGGAGTGACGCTCCGGCCAAAGTCCAATCTTTAAGGGAACAGGTGAAAACCTGTTCCCTTCTTCTATGCCATAAAAACTATATTGATGATTTGACCACCCCGGCCTTTGGCCGGTGGTGGTTTTTTCATACCATTTTCGCCGTTTCCCGGTGGTGGGCGGTAAACAGAACCGGGAAAATCGTGGTTCCTAACCCACGGTAAAAAAGGATTTTGGAGGTAACAACAATGACTAAAGAAAAGCTGTTGGAATGGGGCCTGACTGAAGAACAGGCCACAAAGGTTATGGAGGGCTTGAACGGTTCCTTCGTCACCAAGGCCCGGTTCAATGAGGTCAACACCGAACTGACCACCGCCAAGAACACCATCAAAGAGCGTGACACCCAGCTTGAAACGCTGAAGAAGGCTTCTGGTGACACCAAGGCCCTTCAGGATCAGATCACCCAGCTTCAGGCCGATAACAAGAAGAAGGACACGGATCACGCCGCTGAACTGAAGAACCTGAAAATCAGCAATGCGGTTGAACTGGCCCTGACCGGCGCAAAGGCCAAAAACAACACCGCTGTTAAGGCGCTGTTGGTTGATTTCATCGGTAAGGCTGAATTGGCGGAGGATGGAACCGTCAAGGGCCTTGATGATGAAGTCAAGAAGCTGGTGGAAGGCAAGGACACGGCTTTTCTTTTTGAGAAGTCCACCGGCACCAAGTTCAAGGGGGCCAAATCCGCTGAAAAGGGTGATGGCGCTGAAGGCGGCATGACCCTTGAAAAGCTGAAGGCCATGACCCCTATTGACCGCTACAATTATTCCGTCAACCATCCTGACGAATACAAAGAACTTTATGGAGGTAATGAGTAATGGCAAACACTTGCTACGATAACTTTTTCCTGTCCAACGAAATTGAAGATCAGTACCAGAGCCACCTTGATCTTCAGCAGTTTTGCACCGTGGACAACAACCTGACCGGCGTTGCTGGCATGGTTCGCAAGATTCACAAGTACAAGGCCACCGATGGCACCGAGAAGCTGACCATGGGCAACGGCAACACCAAGACCATTGAAGCCGGTTACACCGAGAAGGAATACCGGATTCAGATGGCACAGAACCGTTTCCAGTATTATGACGAGGAAGCCATGACCGATCCGATGGTCATTACCACCGGCACCCGTCACGCTGGTACGGATATGTTCAACACCGTGAACGCTGACATTTTCGGCGCTTTCAACGAGGCTACCATGACCATCGTGACCACCGCCCTTGGCTTTGATGCCTTTGTGGATGGTACGGCCATGCTGAATCTGGAAAACCTTGAGGGTGTGACCATCTTCGGCTTCGTCAACCCCGCTGATATGGCGAAACTTCGTAAGGCCCTGAAGGACGATCTGAAGTATGTGGAAGCATACGCCAAGCAGGGCTATGTTGGCACGGTGGGCGGTATCAACATCTATACCAAGAAGAACGCTGAAACCGGCAAGGTGGTTATTGCCACCAAGGAAGCTGTTACCCTGTTCAACAAGAAGGGTACGGAAGTGGAACAGGAGCGTGAAGGCAACATCCGCCGCAACACGGTTTATTCCCGCAAGTATTACCTTGCGGCCATGACCAATGAAGCCAAGGCGGTGAAGATCATCACCGGTTCCGCCGCTGTCACCGCTGACACCACGGTTTCCAGCGACAAGACCTATTACGCCGCTTCCGGTATCGGCTATGTGAAGGTCACGCCCGGTTCCGGTGACAACCCCAAGACCAAGGGTTGGTACGAAATCACGGCGGCGTAAGAAAGGCGGTGAACCCCGTTGCGTGATAAAGCGGTTGCAATGCTAACGGCCCTTGGCGTGGCGGGGGCCGCTGATGATCCGTTGTTGGATATGGTTTTGACCAATGTTCAATGGAGGATCAAAAACCTTTCCAACCTTTCCGAAATCCCGGAGGGGTTGGAAAGTCTGGCCGTTTCTATGGCCGTGGGCGAATACCTGAACATGAAGAAGTGTTCTGGACAGCTTGAAGGGTTTGATTTGGATGCGGCGGTGAAATCCATTCAGGAAGGTGACACCAACATTACCTTTGCCCTTGGTGAAGGTAGTTCAACCCCTGAACAGAGGTTGAACAGCCTGATTGATTATCTGATCAACGGGCGCATTGGTGAAATCTACCGTTATAGGCGGTTGGTATGGTAAATAAGGCCGTGCGAACCGCCTTGGAACGGTTGTGGAAGGATCGGTGTTCTATCTTCATCCGTGAGGAAGTCACCGATCCTGTCACCCACCTGACGGATTCTGAAGAAAAGCCGCTTCTTCAGGATCAGCCGTGCAAGCTGTCTTTTGAAACATTAACTTCAACCAATGGGGATGAAGTGGCAACCGCCCAACAGGTGGTGAAGCTGTTCCTTTCCCCGGATGTGAAGGTTCCCGCAGGATGCAAGATCATTGTCACCCGGCCAAACGATGTGGAACGAACCTTCACCTATTCCCGTTCCGGTGAACCGGGTGTTTTCTCCAACCATCAAGAAATCATGCTTGAACCCTTCAGGGGGTGGGCCTGATGGCAAGATGGGGCCGGTGTGATTACCGGGAATTGAAGAAGCTGGATGAACGCCTTCAACAGCTTTCGGAAGTTGACATGGATCGGCTTTGCCGGGATGCCGCCAATGAAATTGCCCAAATCCTGTGGAACAAGGTAAAGAAAAGAACCCCGGTTGGTGTGGCCCCCAAGTTTGATGAACCCAAGACGGTAAAGGCCAAGGGTGCAAGCGGGAAAAGCCGAACCTTTCTCACCCGTTCCGGGGCTATCCGGGAACAGTATTGGGCCGGGTATCGGGGCGGTTCCTTGCGTGATGCGTGGACGATCCTTCCCATTGAAAAACATGGGGATCAGTACACCGTGACCATCATCAACAACTTGGAATATGCGTCCTATGTGGAATACGGCCACCGGCAAACACCGGGGCGCTATGTTCCCGCCTTGGGTAAAAGCCTGAAGGTAAGTTGGGTTCCGGGGAAATTGATGATGACTATTTCCGAACAGGAAGTAAAGGTTTTGGTTCCGTCCATCCTGAATGATATGTTGTATGAAGCCTTGAAGGGGGTGTTCAGTTGATCAATGAAATCATCAAAGGTGTTTCCATGAAGCTGAACGCCACCTTTGGGGCCGGGTACAAAATCTATCAGAATGATGTGGAACAGGGCTTCAAAGAACCCTGTTTTTTCATTGCCGTTCTGAAGCCTGACATTTCCCCGTTGCAAAAGAACCGGTTCATGAACCGGAACCCGCTGGATGTTCACTATTTTCCCACCAGCGGGAGAAACAACGCTGAATTGTTCACTATGGCCGGGGATTTGATGGAATGTTTGGAGTTCATCACCCTTCCCAATGGGGATGTGCTTCACGGAACTTCCATGAGTTATGAAGTTGAAGATGGGGTTCTTCACTTCTTCGTCAACTTCAATCTGACACTATCCCGCCCGTCCGAGGAAACCCCAATGGAAACCTTGGATGTGGATGTGGAGCCAAAGAAAGGGTGATTGAATGGCTACCAGAAAGAAAGCCACCACCGCACAGGAACCGCCCATCACGGCCCCGGTGGTATTCCCCAAAGAAAAAGTGTTGACCTTCAGGCGTTACGCCAACCGGCGTGATCTGCTGTCTATCCTTTTGGAAGATGGGAAGGAATACACCCATGATCAGATTGATGGGCTGATCAAAGATTTTTATGAAAGGTAAGGTGAACTAATATGGCCCTTGGCGGCGGCACCTTCTTGGTGCAGAACAAGGTTCTGCCCGGTGCATATATCAACTTCATTTCTGTGGCGCAGGCAAGCGCCACCCTTTCTGACCGTGGCATTGTCACCATCCCCCTTGCCATGAATTGGGGGCCTGAAGGCAAGATTTTCACGGTGGAACAGGCTGACTTTATCAAGAACAGTCAGAAAATTTTCGGCTATGCGTACACGGCGGATGAACTGAAGCCTATGCGTGAAATCTTCCTTCACGCCAAAACCGTTCATTTCTTCCGCCTTGGCACCAGCGGCGTGAAGGCGGCTAACACCTACGCAACGGCCAAATACCCCGGCACCCGTGGTAATGATCTTCGTACCGTTATCACGGCGAATGAAAACACCACAGAACAGAAGCCGTTGTTCGATGTGGCAACCTTCTTGGGAACCGTTCAGGTTGATCTTCAGGAAGGTGTGGCCGCTATCACCGGCCTGAAGGCCAATGACTATCTGGATTGGAAGTCCAGCGGAACCCTTTCCTTGACCGCTTCCTTGCCCCTGACGGGCGGCACCAATGGCACCGTGGCCGATTCCGACTATCAGACCTATCTTGATCAGGCGGAAGCGTACACCTTCAACGCTATGGGTTGCACCGAGAGCAAGGCCACCATCACCGCCCTGTTTGCGGCTTTCGCAAAGCGTATGCGTGATGATGTGGGCAAGAAGTTTCAGGTGGTTCTTTTCCGCAAGCTGGCCGACTATGAAGGCGTTGTGAGCGTCAAGAACGGCCTGACTTCCGACAAGACTTCCACCGCCCTGATCCCTTGGGTTACGGGTGTGATCGGCGGCACGGCGGTCAATAAGAGCGCCACCAACATGACCTATGATGGTGAATACGATGTGGACACCGATTTCACGCAGACCCAGCTTGAAAACGGGATCAGGGAAGGTTCCTTCATGTTCCATCGTGTGGATGAAGCGGTGTGTGTCCTGACCGACATTAACAGCTTCATTTCCATCACGGATGAAAAGTCCAGCGACTTTTCCAGCAACCAGACGATCCGAGTTTTGGATCAGATCGCCAATGATATTGCCGTTCTGTTCGGCAAGAAGTATCTTGGCAAGGTTCCCAATGATGCCGCTGGCCGGATTTCCCTTTGGAACGATATTGTGAAGCACCACACGGAACTTCAGGATATTCGGGCCATTGAGAACTTCAGCGGCGAAAATGTGACGGTTGAAAAGGGCGATACCAAGAAATCCGTGGTGGTTACTGACTATGTGACCCCCGTGAACGCTATGGAACAGCTTTATATGACCGTCTATGTTCAGTAAGGAGGTACAACCATCATGGCAGATAGAACCATCATGAACGCCAAGGATGCTGTTTCCGCTTCCTTGGCTGAATGTTTCGTGACCATTGGGGATAACCGTTACAACTTCATGCAGGCTATCAACCTTGAAGCCAACTTTGAGAAGAACAAAACGGAAGTTCCCATTTTGGGCAAGACCGGCAAGGGCAATAAGGCCACCGGCTGGAAGGGTACGGGTTCCGCCACCTTCCACTATAACACTTCCATCTTCCGTGAGCTGATGAAGCGTTATAAGGACACCGGCGAGGATGTCTATTTTGACATTCAGGTGACAAATGAAGATCCCACTTCTTCCGTGGGCCGTCAGACCGTGATCCTGAAGGATTGCAATATGGATGGCGGCTTGCTTGCCAAGTTTGATGCTGATGCGGAATACTTGGATGAAGATATGGACTTCACCTTTGAAGATTTCGAGATGCCCGAAACCTTCAGCCTTTTGGCCGGTATGCAGTAAGCAGAGCGCCCCGGCCTTACTTCGGTAGGGGCCGGGGCCTTTTTTCGTATCAAAATATAGGAGGAAAAAACAATGAGCCTGTCCGCTTTTTTGGCTGAAAACGCCGTTCCCGTTGAGAACATCAAGTTTGTTGCTTCTAAACGCTTCTTGGGTGAGGATGGCAACCCCATTCCTTGGGAGATCAAGACCATCACCGGCACCGAGGATGAAGCCCTTCGGAAGTCCTGTGCCAAGCGTGTTCCGGTTCCCGGCAAGAAGAACCAGTATCAGAAGGAAACCGACTATGATCTTTACCTTGGCAAGCTGGCCGTGGCTTGTACCGTGTTCCCCAATCTGAATGATAAGGAACTTCAGGACAGCTACAAGGTCATGGGCGCTGATGCCCTTCTGAAAACCATGCTGACCCCCGGCGAATATGCCGAATACCTGACCAAGATTCAGGAAGTGTGTGGTTTTGATACCACCATGCAGGATGAGGTTGATGAAGCAAAAAACTGATCTGTGAAGGTGATGGTGAAGCCAACATTGCTTACTATTGCCTTCACGAACTTCATTTAACACCTTCCGCCTTCTATGCTTTGCCCCGGCGTGAACGGGCCTTCATCATTGCGGCCATTGATGTTCGGGTGGAAGCTGAAAAGAAGAAGCAGAAGGAAATTGAACGAAAACAGCGCCGGGGCCGCCACCATTAAGGCCCCGGCTTCTATTCTCCAAGAAAGGTGGTGATCCCTGTGGGAAACATCCGGGCCGCTATTGCCCTTTATGATGGTGTTACCAGCCCCCTTCAGAGTATGCACAAGGCAATGGGGGTTGTGCTGAACACCTTTGAAGCCATGCAACAGGCTTCCGGTAGAGCCGTTGACACGGCGGCAATCCGGGAAGCCCGTGAAGAATGGGCGAAAGCGGGAACCGCCTTTGATACCATTGAAGAAAATATCAGGAACGCTAACAACGAACAGCAGAATTTCAACAATTCCATCCGTGGGGGTAGCAATTCCGCCAACGGGCTTCTGTCCATCATCAAGAAAGTTGCCATTGCCGCTGGTGGTATCGCCGGGATCAATAAGGTGCTGAACATTTCGGATGAATTGGCAAGCACCAAAGCTCGATTGAATTTGCTTGTGGATGATGGCGGTTCCGTTGAAGCCTTGGAACAGAAGATCATGGCTTCCGCCCAGCGTTCCCGATCCGCTTATTTTGACACCGCTTCCGCCGTTGCGAAACTTGGCCTGAACGCCGGTAACGCCTTCGGTGGCAATATGGATCAGGTCATTGCCTTCATGGAACAGGTGAACAAACAGTTTGTTATTGGCGGTGCTACGGCCCAAGAGCAGAGCAACGCCATGATCCAGCTTACACAGGCAATGGCGGCGGGTGCGCTTCGTGGTGAAGAACTAAATTCCATTCTGGATGGTGCGCCGGGTATCGCAAGAGCCATTGAAAAATATATGGGCATTGCGGAAGGTTCCATCAAGTCTGTTGCACAGGAAGGCAAGGTAACGGCTGAAGTGGTGAAGAACGCCATGTTTGCTATGGCGGACGAAACCAACGCAAA